CTGGCGAGCTGAGATGATCCACCGGAAGATTACGGAAAGCCGTGGTGTTCCTGACATTTGCTCGACTTGGCAGAACGAGGTCAAGGCACAGCGGGATTCGATCCAGGATTACACTTCGATTTCCACTTTGCCACCGTTGCAGGTTCCGAAGACTCGCGGTGGAAACTTGAAGTTGGGGCCGGCTGTTCAGATTCCTGTGCTGCGACCCGGTGAGATTAGCTGGATGCAACCGCCTGCTCGCGATCCAAATGTAGCATTTACGCTGATCAAGGAGATTGAAGCCCAAACGGACAGGTACTTTGGAAGACCGACTGAAAAGGTTCCTCCTGCGCTTACACAGGCACGACAACAGCGCAATGTGAACAACTGGCTGCATGGTTGGACTGAGGCGTTCCGCCAAGTTATGTCGATCACGTTGCAGTACATGGGGCCGGAAGAGATCACCCGGATCACCCGTGGACAGCTTAGCGTTGGGGGTGATGACACTGAGTTTGATGTGACGCTCAAGTTTGACGTGCGCGAGCTGAGTACGGATCTAGTGACTGAGAAGTTGAAGAGCATTGCTCAGTTGGTTTTGCCGCTGGATTCGGCTGGTGTTGTGGACCATGCGAAGTTGGTGGCAATGCTGATGCGGGCCATTGATCCGACGCTTGCCCAGGAGCTTGTGATGCCTGCTGGCCCAGCAAGTCAGAAGATGTTTGATGAGACCAACAACGACATGGCTCTGATTGCGTTGGGTAATCCGCCCAAGTTGCGCGAGAATGACCCGGCTGCGGCTACTCGATTGCAGTTCACACAGCAGATTCTTCAGAGCAATCCGAAGTACATTCAGCAGGCGCAGCAGGATCAGACGTTCCAGCAGAACATGCAGAAATACGTTCAAAACCTTCAATTCAGCGTCCAGCAACAACAGAATGCAGTGACTGGAAGACTCGGTGTTGACCCCAACAAGTGATGAAACTTAACGAAGAAAAGCTGAAGGAAGCGTTTACGTCAGCCAGTGGTATGGAGCCTGTATACAAGGCTTTCATGCAGGTTGCTCTTCATCATCTGGAGATCAACAAACAGGCTGCTTTTTCTCCAAATCTGAGTGCTGAAGATCGTGCTTATAACTGCGGAAGATGCGCTTCTTTGGAAGACCTTTTGTTTGCCATAGAATCCTATGATGCAAAAAATAATTTGACAGAAGCGGGCGAGGAACCCACCTCAGATCAAAGTCTTTCTTAGTTTGGACTTCAAACTATGGCTCATATACCCGTCTTGCTGGGTTAAAACTGCATGGCTACATCTATTAGTACCGGGGAAGCGTCACCCTCTCAAAACACGGAACCGACCATAAATTCTGCCAATTTCGGTGAAGCAGAGTTGTCTGATGCCATTTCAAAGATGCTTCAGAAGTCATTGGAAACCGAAAAGCAGTCCGACACAACTGAGGAAGCCGCCGTTGCGGAAGCTCCTGAAAGTGTCGAATCGGATCAGCCCGATCAACAAGCTGAATCTCAGGACGAGTCTTCTGAGGATGTTCCTTCACAGGATGAAGAAGCAGAAACGCAAAAGCAGGACGATGCTGACGAAGAGCCTAAAGGAGTTCAAAAGCGAATCGACAAGTTGACCCGTGCTCGGAAAGAGGCGGCTGAACGTGCTGAAACGCTTGAACGTGAACTCAACGAAGCAAAGGCCAAGCTGGAGGAGTTGTCGAAACAGCCCAAGCAGGTTGTACAGGCTGACCCGGCAAATCCGTTTAGTGACGTGTGGGAAGAATCGAAACTGACCGAGGAATGGCAGAAGGCCAGGGAACTCAAGCGTTGGTGCGAGGACAACCAAGACGGCACTGAACTTAATGGACAGGAGTATTCACGGGACGACATCAAGGCTATTCGCCGCAAGGTTGAAGATGCACTGGAAGTCCAAATCCCGCGACGTGCTCAGTTCTTGAACCAGTACAAACAGCTCAAGCCGATTGCAGAACAGATCTACCCTTGGTGGAAAGATCGTGCTGCTGTCGAATATACGCAGGCGCAGGAGGTTTTGAGGTCCATGCCTCAGATTGCCAATATGCCTGAGTACCAAGTGCTGATTGGTGACTTCGTTGAAGGTCGCAAGTTGCGGTTGGCCAAGGAAGTTGAGTCAAAAAAGGCAAAGACTTCCAAGCCATTGCCGAAACTGGCCCAAAAGCAGCCTGGGGTAACAACCACAGCTCCACGACGGGTTGAAAAGTCAGAGCAAGACACTGCTGTTGCGAAATCTCGTTTCTTCAAAACTGGTGGACAATCCGAACTAGCCGAACTCCTGAAGCGTAGTCTTTGATAAACTGAAATACTAATATGCCACTGCTCCAATCAGCTCAGATCGGTATCCGAGAGGAACTCGCCGACTACATCGCAATCGTTGACCAGAAGTCCACCCCGTTTGTGTCCATGGCCCCCAAGGGCAAGGATATCGGGAACATGACGTTCTCCTGGCAGCTTGATAACTATGCCGCGCCTCAGCTCACCGGTGTTATTGACGGCACCGACGTGACTATCTCTTCGGCGGCAAACCCGGTTCAGAACCGTACTCGCGTTTCCAATTACGCTCAGGTATTCCGCCGTACTCTGCGTGTCGGTTTCATCGCTCAGACCCAGAATGTCGCTGGTATCACTGATGAAATTGCCAACGGTATCAGCAAGAACCTGATCCAGCTCAAGCGTGACATGGAAGCCACCTTCCTTTGCACGAACCAGCCTGCTGTTCAGGACACTGGATCTGCCGCTTACCTTACTGGTTCGCTTGGCTCTTGGCTCACCCTGAATAATGCTTCAAACATCGGTGCGCTTGCGTCTGGATCTGTTTTTGCTCCGAACACTGGTGCTATTGATACGACCGCCAGCGCATCTTTGACGGAAACTACCGTTCAGAACGTGTTGACTGCCATCTATGGCGCGACTGGCGTGTTTCGCGATTACGACGTTTTTTGCGGAACTACCCTCAAGCGTGCATTTTCCAATCTGACTGCGTCTTCCACTCAGCAGGTTGCGAACACCAACGCGATTGCTTCGACTGCTGTTCGCACGTTCAACAAGGAACTGGCTGCTGACGTTTACAAGTCTTCCATCGACATTTTCGAGGGCGACTTTGGCCGCCTTGTTCTCCATCCTGACGTGTTCATTGGTGGCAACAATTTGGGAGCTATTTCTTACCAGGCTCACAAAGGATACGTTGTTCCAATGGAAATGACCGAAATCCGCTATGCCAAGCTGCCTGAAGTCAAGGAACTGCCTGACGCTGGTGGCGGTCCTGCTCGTATTGTGCAGGCCATCGCTGGTCTGGTTGTGAAGAACCCGAACGGCTTTGGCATGTTCAACGCCGCGTCGTAAGTTTGTACTTGCAAGGGCGGGTTTGGCTTACAGGCTGAACCCGCCTTTTTGATATGTCTCAACACAGCCAAATCATTGCCAGCATTGCTGAAGCTATTCCTTCGCATTTGAAGAAAGCGGTTCTCGATGAACTTAAGAACGGTTATCGGAGGGAACTGGTAAACGCTGATGTGAATCGCATAAAGATTGCACAGGACACTCATAGTCGGGAGCACAAGTCAATTGATGGGCTTGGAAGACTACGCATGCGTGTTGATCCGACGCTCTATCATCACTGGGGAGCGAAATACGGATATGGCTGCTGGCGAGACAATGGTTTTCTGAAGGAAGTGGAGCGAGACAACCCCGAAGTTCGAGTGAAATGCGGTGGAACTCGCTTGCAAATTGGGTATTCCAGCCCCACAAAGTTCAGCAAGAATTACGGAGCAATTTGACCTATGAATGTTGGAGCTGTACGCGGATCTAGCGGCGAATACGGCGGCGTAATGAATACCAGCACTGCTGCCGTAACTGGTGCGTTTCAAGGTGTGTTGTGTGTGACTGACTGCGTGTTCAGCGCGGTTACCAGCAACATCACAAACTTCAGCACCTCTGCCACTTACAAAGCTGGAACGTATATCCCTGGAGCGTTTGCAAGCGTTGCAGCGTCCAGCGGATCATTCATTGCGTACTACCGCCGTTCTTCTCAGGTCTAAGGTTTATGGGACCGCTTGCTGTAACGTACAAGCTGGCGTTTGGTTTGGACCGTGCTGTCGTTTCTGGCGCGGTGGCGGTCATTTCGTATCTTTTGTGGGGAAGCACTTCTGCTGACTTCCTTGTGATTTCGACAACTGACATTGGAACTGGATCTGGAAGGATCAAACTCTCTTAAGCTATGGCTGATTCAACGATTAATGGTCTGACGGCGTTGGCAGCCGCATCGGTCACTCCAGGCACTGATGTCGCTCCAGTCTGGCAGGGATCTGCTTCCACGACAAAGAAAGTGACGATTGCAGACTTGGTGACTGCTGGAAATACGTTTGGAACCATTGCAGCATCCAGTCCAGCAACGATCACTCAGACTTGGAACAATGTTGCTATCACGTTTACCGGCGCATTGCTAAACGTCACCGACACGGCATCTGCTGTCACTTCAGTTCTTCAAGAATGGCAAGTTGGTGGTTCAAGAAAATCTGTAGTTGGAAAAGATGGATCATTTGGAGGAAACGCATTTTGTGCTGCAAATACATCTTCGTTTATTTCGCAAGCCACTGCATTGACCTATGGAAGTGGTGGAAGTTCTTCGGGTCGCTGTTTTAGTGCTTCTGCAAATGTTGGAGCTGGAATCAGGGGTATTATTGTTGATGCGACTTCTACGTTTTGCTGGTCGAGTTTAACAGCAAGTGCATCGGTTGATGGAGCAAGTGGAGCAAACGCAGACACTTTTATCTACCGCGACGCCGCTCAAACCATCGCCCAGCGCAACGGTGTAAATGCCCAAGGTTTCCGCGTTTACAACACATTCACCGATGCGAGCAATTATGAGCGTGGTGTGTTTGATTGGCAGACGACGGCGAACACGCTGACGATTGGTACTGTTGCGGCGGG